TAGCGAAATTGGGGCAAATAGTGCAAGAGCCCAGTGCGTTTGAAATCAAATTCGTGAGGGAGTATGCTGCATTGCATATCAGTAAGAGGGGTCTGAACAGTTTAATACTGAGAGATAATTGGGCAAGAATTAAAGCTGAGTTTCTGAAACTCCTCCCAAAAGCCTTATATGGGAAATTTGACACAATCCTGAAGGTTGCTTTAGAAGATTTTGAGAGCAACCTGGCCCCTTTGACGTTCCGAGTCAGATTGCAAGAATATGGTAGTGAGTCCCTCTCAAATATTAGATAGTTTTATTTATAGGACTGGGGGCATAGCTGCGGTTGTGAATGGCCTGATAGAATTATTTGGGCCAATTAACAAAACTGATCGGAAAAGTAGCCCCTATTCTGATTTTTATTGTGCAGAATTATTTGTGGTAAATAGTGGAACTTTGCGTAGGAGTCTCATAGACATGTTGAAGCGTAGCTACTCTTATAATGCTCTTATGGAGTTGAATCCCTATAGCTTTTACAACCTGCTAGTGGAGAGGGCGGAAGGGAATTTGGTGGCTCGATATGTGCTGAGCGGTTTGCAAGCTGAAGATATTGATGCCTACATAATGCGAGCTCTATCTGAGTTGCAGGAGGAGGAAGAAGAGCAAATTTTGGATAGGAAAATGCTTACCTATTTGGAACTTGCTGTAAAGGATGAAGAGGAGCAAGTTGCGGACGTCGAAGAAGTGGTTGAAGAAATTAATGAGGTTAAGCCCTTTGACAGGGATGTCTCCCACTTGAATTGCGATTGTGGAATGAGTTTTGAGCGTGGAAAGACCATGCTGGTTGATCAAGCGAGGGTTAACTTCCTGGATGATTTGGGCAATAGGAGTGCTACCTTTTTCAGCAAGAGTCAGGTGGAGTACAAGTACAATGGCGGAGCTCATGAGGCCGTCGAATGGCCAGCATGGATGGACATGTTGTTGGAGTGTAATGGTTTTGACCCTGAGGAGTACGACTGTGTGCTTGTTCAGATTTATTCTGGTGGGTCAAAAATAGGATTCCATGCGGATGATGAAGTGATCTTTCCAAGGGATGGGAAGATACTAACAATGACCACTGGAGGTAGTGCAAACTTTTCGGTCAGGTGTTGCAAGGGAGGCTTCACGTTTCATTTTGAGGCAGATACTTATTTGATTATGCCTGAGGGGTGTCAAAATGATCATAAGCATGCTGTGAGCGATTGTACCCATGGTAGAATCAGTTACACATTCAGGCAATTGAAGCAATGCAGGGAGTACTTGGAACGGGAGTGTGAGATTGACTCTCTATGTGGTCATACTGAGAGTGAACATAGTGTGGAAATTGTGACCCTTCATGATGTAGAGGTAAAGCAGGGCAAGGACGTGGACACACAGTCTTTGGATGTGGTAGAGGTGCCCGGGGATGGGAATTGTTTCTGGCATTCTTTGGGTTACTATTTCGGATTGGAGGGTAAAGCCCTGAAGGAGATAAGTGCTGCACGCTTGGAGGAAATGGATTGGAATCTTGAAGCGCTCAAGGTGCAAATGAGTGGTTATGAGTATTGTGAATTTGAGAGCATTGTGGCTGCAGCTAGGTTGCATAGTGTGCAGATTGAAATAATTGATCTGAATAGTTCTGTGGTGTGGGTCTTCACTCCAAAGAATGATTTAAGGCAGTGCGTACGTATGCAATTGCTTGGTGAGCATTATAGCCCTGTTATCCCGAAGGAGGTCTGTGTACTGAGAGCCATAGCTGAATCTCTAGGGAAAACTTTGCAAGATATTCATAGGTGTCTCACTAAAGCTGAGAACCGTAATCTCTTGGATTTAGTGGAATCAGGGGAGGGTTTGGAAGTATTTCTAATTGAACCTTTCATGGTGCTATTTGGCATACGAGCAGTGATTGATAATGAGGGGGATGTAATTATTCTCAACCCCAAGGGGGCCCTTGAGCGTTTCTTTCAGAACTACGGAAGTCACTTGGTCCATGTTGATAAAAACAAGATAGTTGGTTTGGAGCGATTTGGTGAGGTTGAAGGGCTTGGGGTGGAAAGGAATTCGCTTGCAGCACTGAAGGCCGCAGGGACCGAATTGGTATACGAAGCTAAGAAGGATAGAGCCGACATCTTGTGCGAAAGTTTGCATTCCGGGTTGACTGGGGTGATCTCCTCAAAGTTGTACAATGATCAACCATTGATTCAGAACCCAGGACCAAACTCCATGTGTAGAAGTGTGACTGTTATTCTTGGCACTTTTGGAGCTGGTAAAAGCACTTTGTTCATTAAATTCTTAAAAGCTAATGAAGGCAAGAGGGTGCATTTTGTCTCCCCCAGAAAGGTTCTAGCGGAGGAAATCAGGATGAATATGGCCAAGGCCCTTGGTTATGAAAGCGGTAGGATGGGGAAGAGTGGCAAATTGAAGAGCAAGAATTGGTTCGTGCATACCTTCGAGGTGTTTTTACTCAAAATTAATAGTTTGAAGGGTGAAGACTGCGTTGTTATGGACGAGATTCAGCTCTTTCCCCCAGGGTATTTGGATTGTGTAACTTATCAACTGAGTGGGAAATGTGAACTAGTGGCCTTGGGTGATCCAGCTCAGAGCGACTATGATAATGAAAAGGACCGGAATATCCTGTGCTATTTGGGTTCGGATCTGGAAAGAGCTCTGCAGGGTGTTGATTATGATTATACCATTGGTTCCTACAGATTCCAAAACCGGAACTTTTTGAGGCGTTTACCCTGTGCCTTCATGCAACAAAGTCTTGAGATAGATGAACCTTACTTGATTTATGAAGGGGTGAACGAGTTTCTCAAAATAGCCACGGAGTATAGGGCGGTCGTGCTTGTAGCTGGTTTCACGGAGAAGAAACTAGTTAGGGCATACTATGGGCAGGATTGCAAGGTCCTAACTTTTGGGGAGTCCACGGGACTAACATTTGATAGGGGTTTGATAATTTTGAGTGCTGACTCTCTTAAAGTCAATGAAAAAAGGTGGATCACTGCCCTTTCAAGATTCAGGCAGAATCTTGCCATCTTGAATTTAACTGGGGACACGCTGGAAAATCTGGTGTTGCGGAAATCAAATTCTGTGCTGGCTGATTTCCTGAAAGGATCGAGCAGCACAGACAAGCTTAAAGAAATACTCCCTGGGAATCCAAAATTTAAACAGACCTTTATTGGTAAAATTGGTAAGGATCAAGGTTTGGTTGAGGAAAAATTGTTTGGTGATCCCTGGCTGAAGGGTGAATTATTTCTGGGGCAAACTGAAGACGCTGAGGTGGCCCTCATCAATGAGTTCATGGAGCAAGACCAATGGTTCAAAACCCACCTCCCTCGTTGCGAGATGGAGGGTGTTAGGAGTAGATGGTTACACTTACTGCTGGAGAAGGATGCCAGGGAGTACCGATTCCGGGACATGGTCACTGAACAATTTACCGATGATCATGATCGTGGTTGTGGTGAGCGATTAACCAATGCAGCTGAGAGGTTTGAGGCAATTTACCCAAGGCACAGAGCGTCTGATAATTTGACCTTTTTGATGGCGGTGAAGAAGCGGCTTAGATTTTCCAAGCCCCACATTGAGGAGGCGAAACTTAATGAAGCATTGCCATACGGAAAGTTTTTGCTGGATGAATTTCTAAGGAAGATACCATTACGTGCAAGCCATAGACCAGATTTAATGGCAGAAGCCGTTCAAGACTTCGAGGAGAAGAAGCGCAGCAAAAGTGCGGCGACCATAGAGAATCATGCTGGCAGGTCTTGCAGGGATTGGTTGGCAGATGTGGGTCTGGTTTTTTCAAAAAGTCAAATTTGCACCAAGTTCGACAATAGATTCAGGTGTGCAAAAGCTGCACAATCCATAGTGTGCTTTCAACATTCTGTTTTGTGCAGGTTTGCGCCTTACATGCGCTATATTGAGAAATTGCTAGGTGAGGCTCTGCAGAAAACGAATTATTACATTCACTCAGGAAAGAGATTGGAAGAGTTGGATGATTGGGTCATCAGAGGCAATTTCACCGGAGTCTGCACTGAATCAGATTATGAAGCTTTTGATGCCTCACAAGATCACTGGATCATGGCTTTTGAATTGACCCTAATGGAGCATTTGGGTTTGCCTAGAGATTTAATTGCTGACTACAGATATATTAAAACTCATTTAGGTTCAAAATTGGGTTCATTTGCCATCATGCGATTCTCTGGAGAAGCAAGCACTTTCCTGTTCAATACCATGGCTAATGCTCTTTTCACCTTTTTACGGTATGA